TACCTTGAGGCCTTCGGCCTAAAGGTAAACTCGAAGAAGACCTTCTTCACAGGAGGCTTCAGAGAGTCGTGTGGCCATGACTATTTCAACGGGGTTCTTGTAACACCCGTATACTTACGTCAGGACCCACCAACGTCACGCCGAGACGCTAGCCAACTTGTCTCTTGGGTTCACATGGGGAACCGGTTGTTTAAAAACGGTTTTCCACGTACAGCCGAGATGGTAGCGATGCAGCTAGACAAGCTGTACCGTTTCCCACTCGTCCGAGAGACATGTGCTGGCCTTGGTTGGCACTTCTGGCGAGATGCCCCCACGTCTCTTCTGCGTTGGAATAAGAAAACCAACACTTCAGAGAGCGTGGTGCAGACACTCGTTCCAGGAACAACGAAACTCAGTGATGAGCTCGTTGACGAAGATAGGCTACTGTTTTTCCACTTGAACCGCGGAATTTCAGAGGCTTATCTTAGTGACCCAACAAGGTCTACAAAGAGAGGTTCTTTGAAGCTTCGCCAACGAAAGGTACTACCATGGTAACGTCTTTGATTAACGATACCCGGTGTCTCTCGCTGGAGCTCTCATTTCCGTCCTTAGGGACGAACGTGAGAACTAACGTGGAAGTCTACACGCATAATGGAAAGAGCCTTGCTGAGAATGACTTTGACGAGAAGCTCGTCATCGCCGCTATCAGTGAGACCCTCCAAGTGCATGCGGATTTCTTCCGTGTCGAGGTCATCAAGAATCTACCCAAGTCTTCGAAGGCGCGAGCGAAGTCGTTCGATAAGTTGAACGGCATCGTTAGCGACGTCGAGTACTCTCTACGTTGGAGAGAACATAATTGGGACCAGCTAGATCTCTTCGATCAAGCTGGTTCTCCCGCTTGTGTTAATCTCGTTTCGTCGGGCTCTTTGATGAGCGTTTCGGAGCACCCTGAGCTTGTTGTTCTGAACTCACTGACCTCGCAAGAGGCTTTTGAGCTCGGAAATTCTGCTCAGGATGAATAGG